TTCGTCGGCCACGTCGGTCAGGCGAAGTTTCCGATCATGAAGTGATCCTTGTATGAACTCAGACCTTGGAACCTATCACATCCGCGTGCAATTCACCAACGGCACGGGTTATCTGTGCGTCGTGCAAACCGGCAGGCGCTACACGGAGGGCGCTCAAGGCTGCCATCCCTTGGATGCGGAGGCGATTTTGCCGCCGTTCACCAACGAGGAGGAATTGTTTTCTGCGCTCAAGTATCAGCATCTTGAGGGCAATCACTCGTGCGATTGCAATCGCTTGTCGTTTTTGGCGTCTGTGGCTGGACAACCGCTAACAGAATCGCCGCCTTGTGGGCACACGCTTGAACTTCAAACGCTCACGGCTATTCGCCCCGATGGCACAGAGCATCTCTTGTGGAAACAGCCATGAAACTCCTCCTTTCCTACTCCCAAGTCTTTGAAGAACTCACGGCGTGCGGCCTGCGGTATCGTGAGGCGGAAAGCGTGCTGGCGCGGCGGGACTTGCTGCCGCCGCATCCGCATGGGCTGCATTCGCACCGCCGCTGGCTGCGGCAAACAGTGATTGACTTTTGCGCGGAAGTGCAAAAGGGTGGCATTGCCCTTGGGGAAGGGTGCGTTCGAGGCGGTTCACAGAGCACTGTGAACTCCTGCCCGTAATGTCTGAACCCGCTGAAATCTCTTCCGTCATCGACCCGGAAAAGCCGCTTGCCGATTGGAAGGTGAGCGATGCCCTGGACGAAATGGACGCCGCCTGCCGCGATGCCAGCACGTTCCTCAAGCAGATGGCGATCAACGAGCAGACGCGCAAATGTTGGTGGGACAACAAAACGGGCACCGGCAAAAAGGCCAACACCAAGAAAGCGGATGCCAAGCCCTTCAACGGCGCGGCCGATCACGAGGTGCATCTCACGCAGACGGTGATGAATCGTCGCAACGCCGCCCGCATCGCCGCACTCATGGCCGGCAGTTTGAACGTCACCCCCATGGAGAGCACCGATGCGAAGCGGGCCGGGCTCATGCGCCAGGTGCTGCGCTACTACCTGAACGGCCCCATGCGCACCGAGTTTGTCACGCAGGGCCTGCGGGCAGGCAGCTACGCCGACCGCTTCCGTGCCTCCGTGATGTATGTCGGGTGGAAGGAAGAGCGCGGCGTGGAGGCCATCCAACTCACCGTGCCCATGGTGGCCGAATGGCTGCAAATGCAGACCGCCGCCGAGGCGCAGGACATGACGCTGATCGAAGGCATCGACTTCGAGGCGCTCGTGCTCGATCCCGCTCGCGAGCAGGAGCTGATCGCTTTGACCCTGCGCAATCTACCCGGAGCCGCGCAGCGTCGCAAAATCGGCGAGGCCTCCGTGAAGAAAGCGCTGGCCCAGCTCCGCGCCGGAGAGTCGCAGGCCACCGTTCATGCGGCGTATGTCAAGCGCTCCAGCCCGTGCTGGGAGGCGCTTCAGCCGTTCGTCGATGTGTTCTTCCCCTACGAAACGGTGCTGGAGGATAACCTCGAAAGCTGCCGCTGGATTGCCCGCGTGCGCTGGCGTTCGGCGCAGTGGATTCGCGAGCAGGCCGCGCTGCATGATTGGGACAAGGCCTGGGTGAAGGAAGTGCTCGAGAAGCACAAGGGCCGCAGTGCCTTGTTCAGCAACAGCATGGCCTCCTATCCGTGGGCTCTGTCCGGCGCTGGCGTGAACTGGAGCGCCCGGACCAATGGCGAGGCGCAAAATCACCTTTACCAGATCATCGAGCTATGGGACCGCGCTGTGACCAGCGATGGCCTCACCGGCACCTATCACACGATTCTGCATGCCGATGTGAAGGACAAGGTGGCAAAGCGCAAGCTGCGCATGGACTGGGACGGCTGTTATCCCTTTGTGCCGTTCACCTTCAGCCAGGATGAGCGCCTCATCCTCGACGGCTTCAGCGTGCCGGAAATCACCATGACCAAGGAGCAGGCGGTCAAAGCCCAATGGGATAGCCGCACCGATGCCGCCAGCTTGACCACCTTCCCGACGTGGACCGGCGACCCCGAGCTAGAGGGCCTGCGCCCCGCTCCGGGTGTCTTCCTGCCGTCCATCCGTGGCAAAGTGCCGCAAGCCTTGCAGATCCCGCCGCCCGATGGCCGCAGCATCGAGATCGAACGCACGCTGCGCGATTGCGTGAATGAATTCTTCGGCTTCCAAAGCAAGAACCTGCCGGACAGCGTTTCCATGATGATGGGGCAGGCCGATCTGGATTGGTTCATGCTGGCCGTCAGCCAGTGCATCGCCCGCACGGCCAATCTCATTCAGCAATACATGCCGCCGCTGCAAGGGGCTCGCATCACCGGCACCAATGAACTCGTCACCGCCAGCGCCGCCGATGTGCGCGGCGGCTTTGACTTCCAGGTGAAGTTCAACGTCAAGAGCCTCGATGTCGAATGGACCTCGAAGCATCTCGGCTTCATCAAAGACATGATCGTCCCGCTCGACAATCGCGGCCAGATCAACACCCTGCCCATCCTTGAGGCAGGCTTCAACATGCTCGATCCTACCTTGGCCGCGCAGTGCCTGCCCAAAGATGTGGACACCGCGCAGCGGCAGACGCTCGACATGGCCCGCATGCACCTCGCGGAGATATTCAGCGGCGGCGCGCCAGATGTCACCGAGGGCATGGACTTTGGCGGCCTCGCGCAAGCCGTGACCGATGAAGTCACCCGCAGCCCGCTGCGGCAGCAAACCGTCATCGGCGGCCAGCAGATCCACGTCGTGCTCACCAGCTACCTCGCAGGCCTTGTGAACAACCAGAAGCAGCACGGCGGCGAAAACGCCCGCATTGGTCGCACACTCACCGAAGATCCGCTCGCCCAGCCCAGCGCGGCGGAAAACCTGCTGGAGCAACTGCAAGCCCTGCCGGATGGCGTGAGCTTGTATCAGATGCTTCAGCAGCCGCCCATGATGCAGCCACCCGCCACCGTTTGACATGCCTGCCAAGAAATCCGAACCCGCCCCCGCTGTCATCCTTTGCACGCCCCTCTATGGGCAGCGCATGCACCTCACACCCGAGGAACGAGCAGCGGCCCGCAAACTGGTCTATGACAACCGCAATGACCCCGCGGTGAAAGCCCTGTTTAACCTCATCGAGCGCAAGGCTTTTGACATGCAGCGTGCCGGCATCGAGGCCGAGGCCACCGCGCACGATCAAGGGCAGGCCTGCGGAGCGCTTTACACCTATCAGGTGGCGCGGGCATGGCTGGAATCACCCCCGCAAGCGGCTGAGCAAGAGGGCTGAACGTCAAAAAGCGCCCGCAAACCGCCCGCACATCGGGGGCGAATCATGGGCAAGGCTTGAGGCGCAAGGGGGCGGAGCACTAAAGTGCGCTCCATGCCTGAATCCGCAACGCCTGCTGATGCCTCGAATGCCGCCGAAACACCGGCAGCCATCATCACGCCGCAAGACGCCACCGCCGAGCACATCGCCCGCGGTTTGAGTCCTGAGCAGGCCAAGGCCTTCCGCGCCATGCGCAAAGAGAAGAAGGCCAAGGCTGCCGCTGCTGCCGCGCCTGCTGCTGAAACGCCGACGCCTGCTGCCGCTGCTGAAGCCCCGGCTGACAAGCCTGCCGACAAAGCGCCCGAAGGCGAAGTCATCCAGTTTGATGCCCCCGAGGAAACGCCTGCCGCCGCGGCGGAGGAAGTGGCCCCAGAAATCACCGAGGAAGAACTCGCTAAGCTCGACGAGAAAGCCCGCAAACGCATCACCGAGGCCAGCAAGGAAGCGGCCAAGGTGCGCAAGCGTGCGCAGGAGGCTGAGGCCAAGCTCAAAGAGCACGAGGCCAAAGTCACCGAGCTGGAAACCAAACTGGCCGACATCGAGAAGCAAGGCAACGAAGCCGCCGTGCGATCCGCCGGGCTCGCTGGCAATGCCTTTGTCCATTTCAAAGACGGCCACGCCGTCGCTACTTGGGCGGAGAACGCCAAGGATGCTCTCGCTCTGCTCTCGTATCACGAGCGCGAGGTGAAAGCCGGTCGCCGCAGTGAAGACGATCCCGTCACGCACACCTTGCCCACCGGGCAGGAGATCGAGCTGCGTGCCTCCGATCTGCCGGTGTATCAGCAGCGCGTCACCGATGCGCAGCAATGGTTCACCCATGATGCCAAGGTCAGCCAGGTGCGCGAGTCCGCCACCAAGCTGGCCGAAAAGCATGCCACCACCAAAGGTTACAAGGAGGCGCGTGAAGCCTACCTCAAAGACGCCAACCTTCCCGCCCGGCTCGAAGAGCTGGCCGCCAAGGCCGCGCTCTACGACGTGCTGCAAAGCCGCCGTGCCGTCATCACTTTCCCGGATGCAGCAGGCGCTGCGACCAAAGCGCCCTCCGCCAAGGAGTCCATCCCCCGCCAAGACCCGCCGAGCGAAACCCGAGCCAGCACTCCACGCCTGGCATCGGTGAATGAGCACGGCTCTGACCTCGCGGCTCGCAAGAGCCTTCTCATGCAGAAGGCGAAGACGGCGAAGACCGAAGACGAGCGCCAGAAGTATCTCAAAGAAGCCATCAAGCTCGGGCCTGTGCAGCGCACGGCGCGTGCCGCCTGAGCTTCACCCCTCCGCGTGGAACCCAAACCATCAACTTTCTAGCATACCATGGCTCAAGCCCTTTCCTCCACCGTCCCTGCGATCCACGAAGATCTCGCCGACGAAATCGCTCTTCTCGACAACGAGAACACCATCTTCAGCTCCACCGTCCAATCCGGCGGCTCGGCTGAAAACTCCGTCTATTCCCGCGTCGCGGACAAGCACCTGACCGGCCGCCTTGGCGGTGTCGAAGAAGGTGATTCCGTGACCCGCGCCAGCGTGTCCAATCACTTCACCAACCGCGCCAAGATCTACGGTGCCGTGCAGCAAAAGCGCGAAACCTACGGCGTGTCCAAGCGCGTCGAAAAAGTCGAAAACACCGCCGGTGTTGCCAACGAAGTCGGCGAGTCCCGCTTCCGCGCTCTTGAGCGCTACAAGCAGGGCACCGAAATCACCCACCTGTCTGCGCAGCTTGCCAACGACAATGCGTATGCGCACGACGACGAGGGCCGCCTCGGCCAGATGCACCTCACCATGGGTGCCAGCGGCTACGTCGAAAGCTCCGCGCAGGGCACCGATTCCACTTTCCAAGTGGACAGCAACTATCGCCCCGGTGCGTCGCAGCTCATCAACGTCGCCAGCGCCTCGGCTTTCACCGAGACGAACATGCGAACGCTCCTGCTGGAGTGCCGCCAGGCCAAGCGCAAGAACGTCAAGCTGACGATGTTCGCAACGACGGACTTTGCAAACCACCTCGCCACGTTCTTCGACAGCGGCACGCTGACGAACACCGCCACGCCGATCCGCCGCTTCAACCAGGACAGCACGGATCACGAGATCACCAGCATGCTCACCGGCTACCGCACTGCGTTCGGCAGCCTCATGGTCGTGCCCACCGAGCACCTCAACGGCGTCCGCAATGCGGGCAGCCTCGCCGGTGCATCCACCACGAACACCTCCACCAATGTGGACGTGACCAGCACGGCCGGCCTGCAATCCGGCATGAAAATCGGCGGCACCGGCATCCCGGCGGGTGCTTACATCGCCAGCATCACCAACAGCACGCGCTTCGTGCTGTCCTCCGCGGCCACCGCCACCGGATCACCCACGCTCACGCTGGGTGATTTCGATCACGCGCTGGCGCTGGAGATGGAATACTTCTACGAGCTGCTCAACGGCCTCGAAGAAGTGGACCTCTCACCGGATGGCAGCGGCACGCAGGGCTATGTGGAAGGCTTCTTCAGCCTTTTCTGCTCGATGCCCGCCGTTCACGGCAAGGTTTACACCGCCGTCGCTTAACGCATCCCCGCCGGGCAGGCGGGTGAAGGCGCTCCTTGTTGTTGTTGTGACCGCATCGACGCACCCTTCCCCGGTTCTCACCTGCCTGCCCTGGCGGCCCCTTTTCCCATCTGACAGCGGGCAAGAGTGCCCGCGCTCCTTTCGTGATTTATGTGGAATCCTGACAAAGCACCGGTGCTTGGCTTTGAGAAGCTGGCCAAACGTGTGGGCCTGCACAAAGCCCGTGCGATCTTCGCCGCCTATCAGCGGAAGCTGGAGATCGACAATCATCACGCCGCCGAGCAGGAAAAGCGTGCCGCTGAACTGCGGCGCAAGCGTGGTCCCGTCGTCGTGCGCAATGACTTCGACATGGCGCCCGCGTATCACATCGCCCCGCTGACCTACAAGCAGCTTTACCGCAGCACCCTGGGTGAGCGCGGCTGCAAGGGCGGCGAGGTCTTCGATGATGAGACGATGCTCAAGGACTTCCTCAAACGGAATCCTGACTGCGCTCCGCAAAAGGTCATCACTGGCGACATCCGCAGCGGATGGACCGCCGCGCTGGAGCAGGCGGCCAAAGAGGGCCGCATGCACCGCGCCATGCAGTTTGCTAAGGTCAGCGTGCAACTTCAAAAAGCGGCACAGGAGGGCCGCACCGCCCTCGTGGCCTGACACCGCCATGGCCGTGCGTGAACACATCGCCTTCAACACGGCCTTTGAAGATGCCGTCCGCCCCACGGGCCTGCTCACGGCCATGAGCAGCAATGCCACAGTCAAAAGCGATCTGCTGGCGCTCTTCAATCGCAGTTACAAGATCGGCTACGAGCTGCCTTTCCAAAGCAATGTGTTTTGGGAAGATGCCCGCACCTGGGCGGAGATCACGCCGAGCAGCGGCCTCATCGCCTGGGATGTGCTGGGGGATGCCCGGAACATCGAAGTCTGGACCAAAGACCCGCGGGAGACGCGGCTCGCCAGCAGCGTCACCTTCTTCACCGACAAAACCGGCCTCGCCGTGAGCGAGGAACTGGAAACCGTGTGGGTGAGCTGGGTGCCGCGCATCTACAAATTCAACACGACCGCCTGGGCCACGGCCACCGCCTATGTCGTCGGCGATGTGCGCACCGTGAGCACCAGCGGCGAGTGCTATCGCTGCCTTGTCGGACACACCAGCGGCACCTTTACCACTGATCTGGCGGCCAGCAGATGGGTGCTCATGCCCGTGCTGGAGGTGCTGCACGAGTTTCTCATCCGCCACCTGCATGCCACGCACCTCCGCGAAACCGGCCAGGTGCAGACCGGTGTCTCCCTGCAAACCGCCGCCTTGCAAGACCTCCTCGAAACCCACCGCGCCGAGCTGCGGCGCAACCGCGAAACCCCCAAACCCTGATTTATTATGGACGCCGTTCGATCCTGTGACCTTCAATCTTCCACCACGCCAAGCACTGACGCCATCGCCACGGCCAATGCCACCGTCTTCACGCTGGCGCCCGGTGAAATCGGCTTCATCCAAAACCTTGATGATGCCGCGCTTGCCGTGAAATACGGAACCGGTGCCAGCACCACCAGCCTGCACCTGATCCTGCAAGCGGGCTCCGCCGCGGATGATGGCAAAGGTGGATTCGTTTACATCACCGATTACGCCGGTCCCGTCAGCGTGGCTGCCATGAGCGGCAGCCCGCGGTTCATCGCCTGGAAACGCGCTCATTGCTAAGCCCATGACGCCCCTGCTGCACAATCCTTCTCGCTTGATCAACCCGCTGGCCCGCCAGCGGTTCATCGGGTATGGGACGGGGATGGGGGGAGGTGGCTCGTTTACCGGGGCTCTCGATGCTTACACAACCAATCTGGATGCGGCGTGGAGCGTCAGCCGCAGGCTGCTCACGAGCTACTCGGGAGCACTGATCCGCGTGCGTCGCAGCTCGGATAACACGGAGCAGGACATTGGTTATGTCGACGCCACGGGGCTGCTGGACACGGCGGCCTTGCTGTCCTTTGTGGGCGCGGGGAATGGCTTTGTCTGCAAGGTGTATGCGCAGAGCGGTGGGAGCGGTAAAGATTTCTTGCAAACAACCGCGGCCTCGCAGCTCCGCATTGTCAATGCCGGCAGTCTGATCACCACAGGCACAAACAACCGCGTCATGGCGGAGGTGATCAGCGCCAGCACGCAGTTCATGGCCACGGCGGCCTTTACCGCGCTCACCGGCAGTAGCCTGACCATGAGCGCCTTTTTCCGAGCTACTGCCAACAGCCCGGCAGGCCGCTTGTTTGGAGGGGCGCAAACAAGCCAGAATGATTCCGGCATTGGTGGCTGGATTCCTGCCTATCTTGCCAGCCCTGGCATCAAATCATTTGATTCACCTGACAGGGCAACTTTAACGGTCAGCATGCCGGTGAACCTCAGCTATTCCTCGCTGAGCATCAGCACGGGTCACACGCTGCGCATTGCCGGCAGCAGCAATACCAGCAGCTTCACCCCGGCGGCCAAGAACATTCAGCACTGGCTGCTGTTCTGCTATTCGACCAGCATCGGGCAGTCCCACACCGGGGACATGTTTGGTGAGGCATCGACTTGGACAGCAAACCGCGACAGCGATCAGGCCGCCATTATCGCCGAGCGCAATACTTTCTACGGAGCCCCCTGATGATACGCTACGTTCCATCTTCCGCCGCTGAAACCCTGAGTGATGCGCTCTGGGCTCTGACCCGTCCGCCGCAGGTGAGGCAGCCGGAGGACACCTCCAAGATGTTCCCGTGGGTGGATGATTTGCAAGTGCCCTCCAAACGCTGGCTAATCGTGGACACCACGTTTACCATTCCCGTGCATGCCGAGGCGGAGCTGGATGGCATCGCGGACATCCTTCAGCCTTGGATTGATGCCGGGCAGCTTCCGGCCGATACGAACGCCACGCTTGCTGCCTTCATCGAATCGAAGCGCGGGCAGATGCTGACAGTGTATGACGCCTTTCCCCAGCTCTTCAAAGACCTGAGCAAGAGCTACGAAGAAATGATCTCCGCTGGATGGCTGGCGGTTCCCGGAGGTGCGCCATGAGCATCATGGAAGACAACGGCACTGAAATCATCCGCGTGGGCACCATCAATGCGTGGGCGTTCAAGATTGCGATTTGGATCGCGCCACTCTTCAGCCTGTGGCTGGTGACGAAGGTGCTGGCGCATGACACCGACATCGCCGTCCTGAAAATGCAGATGAGCATGAGCGGCGGCAAGGGCATCTCCCAAAGCGTGAACGTGGGCCAGCATGACAAGGCCGCTGCCGCTGCCGCTGCCGAAGCCAGCGCCAAGACATGGCTGACGACCAAGGACGTGGCCGCCCGTGAGGGCATCACGGAGCGCACGGTGATCAACTACATCGAGAACGGCATGATCGAGCCCACGCCGAGGAAGAACGGCAAGAGCTGGGAGATTGCCGCGAATTTCCGCATCGTGCCGAATGATTCCGAAAACTGCGGAGAGATTCCGCAAGGCCCATGACCCAGACCACTTTCGCACGCCGACGCCGCAAGGTGAGCGTGCTTCAGCAGAACATCGACAACCTCAATCTCATCCTCCATCCCATGAACAACATCCTCAAGAACTGGAAAACCTCGCTGATCGGCATCATCGGCATCATCGGCATCATCGTCTCCACCTGGCTGCCGGAGTATCAGACGCAGCTCGACAAAGCCGTCGTCATCCTCATGGGCCTGGGCCTGCTGCGTGCGGAGGATGCCAAGCCTGCTCTGCGCGGTCCGCCGACTTATCTGCACAAAATGCTCATCGGCATCTTGATGCTGAGCTGCCTTTCGCTGGTCTCCTGCTCGACGAGTGCCAGCGGGGAAAAGACTTTTCTCGGCATCACGCGGGATGGCTGGATCAGCGGCGGCAAGGCCGCTGTGATGTCCGCCGCGCCAGTGCTGCTGCAAGAGCGAGCCAAAACGGCCGCCAAGCAGCCTGTGAATGTGCAGCCCTGACCGACTGCGCCGCCGCCCTGTCTCCTGACCACGAGTGACGGAAGGGAGCGGGGCGGCGCTCCACCTTCTCACTCATCATGCTTCTCACCGCCTCAACGATCTACGGCATCTCCAAGGCCCTGCTGGCCTTGGGGCTCATGCTCCTGACGGTGTTCGGAGTGTTTTACTACGTCGCCAAAAAGCCATGAGCAAACTCACCATCATCCTCGATCCCGGCCACGGCATGGGAAACCGCAAGTCTGGCGTCTATGATCCCGGTGCCACGGTGCGCGTGGGCAAGGCCGATGTCACCGAGGCCGGCATTGTGATGGACTGGGCCAATGAGCTGAAGGTGCAGCTCGAAACGCTGAGCCACAAGGTCATCCGCACGCGCATCAATGCCAGCGATGTCTGCCCCATCGGCGAGCGGGTGAGCATCGCGCACAAGTATGGCGGCAACGTGCTCATCTCCCTGCACTGCAACGCCGCCAACGGGCAGGCGCATGGCACCGAAACCTTTTACCGAGGCGAGAAGAATGCCGCGCTGGCCCGTGCCTGTAATGCCGCCATCGTCGAGGCACTCGGCACCAAAGACCGTGGTATCAAGACCGAAGCCGCCAGCCAGCACGCCCGCCTGGCGGTGCTCAATTTCCCCGCCGCCTGCCTCATCGAGCTGGGCTTCATCGACCACGCGCAGGATCGCGCCAAGCTCGCCGACCAGCAGCTCATGCTGCTGGCCTGTCAAGGCCTGGCTGATGCCATCGTAGCCAACTGCACGCAAGCCACACGCTGAAGCGTGAACAACATACTTTTCTGCCATGCCCTCCGAAACCTACTACCTCCACCGCGATGGCCGGACGTTTCCCGTTCGCTACTGCACCTCTGCGCCCGCACTCATCACCGAGACGATCAAAAGCGCGGAGTATCAAAAGCTGTTTACCGATGACGGCATCGGCATTTCCAAGAAGGGCGATTTCGAGTTTACCAATCCGGCCGCGACAACCTATGACAACATCCAGCTTTCCAAGGTGGATCTGGCCGCGCAAAAAGGTGTCACGTTGATTCCATCGGGAGCCGTGACCATTGAAAAGCTGGGCACCACCACGGTGGATGGCAGCGGATCGAGCACCAGCCACACCAACGTCTTTGCCAGTGTGGCCGATTACAAGGTGGCCGTGAGCGACAACAAGAACCCGGACCAGCCGCTGCGTGTCGATGACATCGACGTCACCATGTGGTCGGTGGACACGGAGAAGAACACCGGGGCGACCCGCACGCTGAAGTTTCAATACCTGCCGGGCGACATCTTCACCAATGCGCCGATGCTGGGCTTTGATGACGACGCGCCGGACGCTTAACCCGCCCTGATTCATGGACGCCCTAGAAATCATCCAGTTCAAACCAGTGCCAAGCGTGGTGCCGGGAGAGCAAGGCCTGCACTTTGCCGTGCCGCTGAGCACGCTGCGGGACAAGGCCAAACTGGTGGTCGATAGCTCGACGTTTCTCAGCGCCGTGCAGAACCAGGTGATCCCGCATGGGCAGCATTTGGAGGCCAAGCTGGCCGGGCATGCGGTGAAAGATTTTGTCTTCAAAGGATGGCAGGACGGGCCGGCCGGTTACATGACGGCGATGTTTCATCGCCTGCTGACGGCTCGCGAGAGCAGCACCGAGCAGCGCACCTTGAGCGGCCCGGCCTTCAGCATGGAGCGCCCCTGGCCGAATGTGCTGGTGTATCTCGCGGCGCTGGAAGATCCGGATTCCACCTATGTGATGACCATCGGCGGGGAGGAGGTGGAGGTGCAAAAGCTCTTTGACCGCGTGTATCTCGTGCCGCAGGGCACCTACTCCAGCCCGGTGCGCCGCGAGGTGTATGTGAGCACGACGGGAAATTTTGCCCCGGCGCTGCTCGAAACGGATGTGCCAGTGCCGGGCCGCCTGCAATGGGCGCATCGCAATCTGCGTGGCGGGGTGAACTGCCTGCATCCGCGCTGCGTGTTTGAGGAGACGCAGCGGAACGCCCGCAAGCTCATGAACTGGGGCACCGTGCAGCGTCGCGAGCCCGGATCTGCCGGACGCCTCATCACCATTCCCGCTACCAATCACGTCACCTGGCAGGAGCACTGCTTTGATGTGAATGTGCAGCGCAGCGATGACGGCCAGTGGGTGCTCACGCGCCTCGTCGCCAGCCCGCCCAAAGGATTCAAAGCCGTCCGTGAAATCACATGACCCGGATCAACCAGCTTCTCACCCGGAGGCCGGTGGCGATCCACCAGCCCGGCGTGTCGTGGAGCACAGTGGCCGGCAAAGACCTCATCACACGCGTGCAGGAGGAGCCTGAGTTCAACGAGGATCTGCCGGAGCAGGTGCGATACATTGAAACGGGCACGACGACGACCACCACCACAACCACGACGACGGCCGAGCCCACGACCACCACGACCACGGAGGAAACGACTACCACCGAGGAAACCACGACAACGACCACCACGGAAGAGCCGACGACGACCACCACGACGACGACGACGACCACCACCACCACAACAACCACGACCACGGAAGAGACAACCACAACCACCGAGGAGCCCACAACGACGACCACCACCACGACCACCACCACCGAAGAGCCCACCACCACCACCACGACCACCGAAGAGCCCCCAACCACGACCACCACGGAAGAGCCATGATGCCACCCATTCCACCGCCTCGCGATTATCAGGAAATGAGCTGCTCCGCAGTGCCGTGGCACACGAGTTTCATTGGTCAATCGCAGCAGCACACCTACTGGCTGTATGCCATCGTGGATCGTGTGATGCGGGCGGTGCCCGAGCTGCGCGGCATCATTGAGCTAGGCACCGGGGCGGGCGCTTTGAGCACGGTGTTTGGCCTGTGGGGTGTCGAGCGTGGCATTCCGGTGCATACGGTGGACCAGGTGATGAGGCACAAGCCGCTGCTTTTGAAGCATTTGGGCGTGTGCTTCCACCAGCAGGACATCTTTGCGCCTGCCACACAAGGCTTGATTCAAGACGCCGCTGCCATGGGACCGTTGTGGTTGTTCTGTGATGGTGGTCGCAAGGCGCAGGAGCTGAAGACCTATGCGCCCATGCTGCCGCCGGGCAGTGTGATTTCTGCCCATGATCTGGGCGTGGAGTTTTCCCATGAACGCGATGCCGCGCCGCTGTGTGAGGCCGGGATCATCGAGCCATTTCATCCTGAATGGTGGATGGAAGGCAATGTGCAACTCGCCATCTATCGCCGCCGATGAAATTCACTGTCTCCATGGCCTGTTATGATGACTTTGACGGGGTGTATTTCACCGTCCAGGCGCTGCGGGCCTACCATGACATGACGGATGTGGATTTGCTGGTGCTCGACAACCATCCCGATTCGCCACACGGGGAGCGCCTGCGGTCCTTTGCCCCGCGTGCAGGCATGCGTTATGTGCCGGTGACGGATCGCGTGTCGAGCTGGGTGAAATATGATGCCATCCTGCATGCCGCGGGTGATGTGGTGATCGGCATGGACAGCCATGTGCTGCTCATGCCGGGGGCGCTGGATGCACTCAAAGCCTGGTGGCAGGCGCAAGCGCCTGGCTGCCGGGATCTGCTGACCGGACCAGTGATCTATGATGAACTGCAAGCGGGCAGTTCGCACCTGCTGCCGGAGTGGGGCAAGCATGACTTTGGCGTGTGGAGTCCGGTCCAAAAGCGCGATGCCACGCGGGAACCCATGGAGGTGCCGATGCAGGGCATGGGATTCTGGAGCGTGTGGCGCACGGCCTGGCCGGGTGTGCCGACGGGCATGGCAGGCTTTGGCGCGGAAGAGTGGTGCCTGGCAGAACGCATCCGCCAGCATGGCGGCCGGGTGATCAGCCATCCGGCGGTGCAATGGGGCCACCGCTTTGCCTGGCCGAAACGCACGTTTACCGTGTCGCTGGAGGACAAGGTGCGGAACTACTATCGCGGCTGGCTGAGTGTTTATCGACGTCTCGACCATCCGCAGATGCAGGCCATGACCGCGCACTGGCAAACGCAGATGCCGCCGGAAAAGCTGCAAGGCCTCATCAAAGAGGTTTGTCCATGATACGTTTTCATGATACATCTAGACTAAACCATTGCCTTTACTTATGAACACCGCCCTCAACGATTTCAACCGCCGCGCCGCTGAGTCCCTGCCGCTTTACTGGGACACGGTGAATGCCGCTCGTGGCAATGCGCAGAATGGGAGCAATCCCCTGGCTCCCCGGATGACAGCGACGCCGGGCGGGCTGATGCCGCTGAACTCGGTCATGGGACCGGGCGGGGCAATGCTGCCGGTGAGTGACGATAGCTCGCAGATGATGGGCGGGCTGGTGCCGTTCGGGGGCTTTCGGGCGCTGGGTGGACCGGTGATGCCGGGCCGGGCGTATGTGGTCGGCGAGCGTGGCCCGGAATTGATCATGCCGGCCGGGCCTGGCATGGTGGTGCCGAATGCGGCCACGACGGGCAGCCGCATCGGTCGCAGCCCGATGAATCGCCCCTATGCCGAGATGCCGGGCAGCGGCGGCAGTCTGGCGAATCGTCCGACGCGAGCGATTGGCCGCAGTGTTAATGATCCGCAGCGGGCGTCCGAGATGGCGGCGCGGCAGATGCGGAGTCGCGGAGATTTCGCGGGCGCGGCCAATGTGCTGCAACGCAATGCCCTTTTTGATGCCCGTCTCAATGGCATGCCGCCGTCCGCTCCCGCTGCGTCGATGCCTGCGCCCATGGCCCCGCCGGTGCCGGGGGGCAGGCTGGTGCCGGGTCGCAGTGCGGGCAGCATGGTCTGGCAGGCGGATGCGCCGCCGTCTTTACCCGCTCCCGGTGATCTCATGCCGGGCCTGGCTCCCGCGCCGCAGCGCTTGCCGATGCCTGCCGATACCGCTCCCGCGCCGCTGCCCATGCCGGAGCCGCTGAATCCGTTGCAGCTTGATCCGCTGGGCAACTACGTCAACCCGCAGCCCATGACCCCGCCGGGTTTTGGCGCGATGAATGACGCCCTGGGCCGCGCTCCCGGCATGTTCCCCGGCCTGCCGCAACCGCCGCCGGGGCTGTATGGGCCGGAGGCTCCGCCGCCGGTGGATTCGATTCCAATTCCGAACACGGACATGATGGCCCCCGTGTTTAATGGCGATGTCAGCCCGCAACCCCTGCCGATGAAGCAGCCTGACGCGCCGCTGCCTCCCGGCATGGTGCCAACGGAGGCGAATCGCGGGGGCATCACCTATCGCCCCAAGCAGACGGACACGGCCAAGATTCCCGAAGGCATCCAATACGAGAAAGATGACATGGGCCGCATCATTGGCGGCGTGTATCCGGCTTACAATGATCAGGGCAAACTGGTCATGCGCCGCATCGACATGGATGGCGATGGCAAAGTGAGCCCGGCGGAGCTTTCCGCCGCGCAGGCTGCCGGGCAAACGCCGGGCGGTGTGAAGTTTTCCCGCGTGAAGTAATCTTGAGCGCCTTTCCCTCATGCCGACCTACGCCCTCGAAAGCCCGCAGACCGGGCAGACCTATCAGGTGGAGTTTGACCGCGAGCCATCGCCTGCGGATCTGGACTTTGTGGCCAAGCAATTTGATGCGGAATGGTGGCAGCAGCAGGGCATCGAGCCCGGCAGCGCCATCACGCAGCAGACGCCGCTCGGCACCGTGGGCAATGCGCTCGCCAATGTGGGGCCTGCTTTGGCCGGCATGGTGGGCGGTGGCATGCGCTATCTGGACACGGCGGCGCAAGTCGTGGCCGATGTGACGGGCACGCAGCGCGGTGGATTGTTTGGCGATGTGGCGCGGCAGGCCGAAGGCATCGCCGCTGAAGGCGAGCTGCTGCGTCCGCTGAGCCCTGCGAATCCCATCGCCAGCACCATCGGCCAGGGCGCGGCGCAAGGCATCGGCCTGCTCGGCACGGCGGCAGCGAGCGTGCCTGCTCTCGGTGCTCGTGGGCTGATGACGGTGCCTGCGGTGCTGGGCTTTGGTGCTGGCGCTGGCGAAGGTGTGCGCACGGGCGAGCAGATGGGCCTGAGCCCGGCGGCTCAAGTGGGCATGGGCACGGCCTTTGGCGCGGCGGAAGCGGCCACCGAGGCGCTCGGCGGCATCGGCGGGCGTTTCCTGCCATCGGGCGGCGGCGTGGCACGGCGTGCTTTGACGGGTCTCGGCAGTGAGATCATCGAGGAACCGGCGGCCGGAGCGCTGCAAGAAGGCATCACGAATGTGGCGGCGCTGCCCGTGA